TCTGTCTTCTTTTTCTTGCGTTTTTTCTTGCTTTTAAAATTTTTAGTGTCTTGAATTTCATTTTCAATCCTCGATACTTTTTCTTTGATGAGAACCATGTCTTGTGAGAGTGAGAATGTACGACTGAGAGTCCACCCGCCGAGTGCAAGAAGACATGCGAGTAATGCTGTGATGATTTTGTCATTTATCATTGGCAGCTTTCGCATTCCCCTGTGTCGTCAATCACTAATCCTCCATTATTTTCATAAGTAAAATCTTCTTCTCTATTGCCACAGTCACAGTTAGTACACTCACCGCTCTCTGCGTTTGTACAGTGACACATCTTATTACATTTTTTACAAAATTTTTCAGGCATATGCAATCGCCTTGCACGCTGAACAAGATTTTTTAAATCTTGAATGGGTTGGGCAATGATCCAATTTTACAATAACCTCTTCTTTTTTACTGAAGAGTTTTTTCCATAAAGATTTAATCCATTTTATCATTTTTCTTTTCCTCAATATTGTAGAAGAATTTATCTGTGTCTTCTGTTCTCCATCTACGAGTGTCTTCTACGTTCCACTCAGAAGTTTGCACTTTCCAGTCAGGAATTTCATCCTTAACTGTAAATGATGGGATATCCCATATAATTCTATTGTTTGGCTGAGCCGCATAGTTGCCATCGTCTAGGGCCATTATGTGTGCGCATTTATGTTCGTGCGAAATTTCAGAATGATCTGTATCTACTATATTACTCTCTGGGTGTGCCCAGTCAACAGTAAAAAGATATGCACCTGCATGTGTTTTTTTATCTTTGCCAAAATATTTTCCTGATTGTCCGTCTAGGATATCAAAAGAAGTAATAGCAGGATAATAACTAAAACAATTCCAAAGCTCCAGCTCGTCAAGTCGCATCCTAGGTACTTCTTTGACATCAAATCCTCTTTGAATGAACGCAGATATTGGCAAACGGTAAAATACAGCACCGTTTTCCATAATTGCATGAAAGAGTATAGGACGCCCTGTAATCGATGCCAGGCCAAATATAATGCAGTCTTCAACTTCTCCATGATGAGCTTTAAGATCGTAGAGATATTCTCTCCTGATCTGTGCATAAGTTACAGGAATATTTGCATTCAAATAGGCCATAGGTCATATAGTTTCTAGTTTACTAAAAAATATATGGCAACAATAACTACTGCAACTCCAATAGCTACTTTTGGATGAGCTTGTGCCATTGTCCAAAGTTGTTTTACTTTTTCCATAATTATCTCCTTAATGTATGTCACCCCAGTTTTTACCGGATTCATAGTCTACCTTGTTAGGTATCTCCAAGTCAACTGCAGATTCCATAATTTCAGTTATTTGTTTTGCTTGTTTATCACTTTCTACAGAAATATCTAGTTCATCATGTATTTGTATATGAGGAATAATTTTTTCTTTATATAACTCTAACATAGATTTTTTAGTCATATCTGCAGCAGATCCTTGAATTAATTTATTTAAAGCTTTGTATGTATAAGCTCTTCTAATACCTGGACCATGTTCTTGTACTGCTTGATCAAAAGGTAATGCTTTATGCATACCAAATTGATTAGGTTCCCATAAAGGAAATCTACAAAGTCTACCAAGTAAAGTTCTAATTTGACCTCTTTGCTGTGCTCTGTTGGACACGCCTTTCATTAAAGTTTTAACAAAAGGAACTCTACTGTGATAAATAGAAAAAAGTTCTTCTGCTTTTTCTTTACTAACTCCGAGCTCGGCCTGAAGTTTTGCTTTACCCATTCCATAAAATAAACCTAAGTTAATTGTTTTAGCCTGAGTTCTTGGAATTTGTGCCATCTTTGCCACAATAGTATGAAAGTCTGCGTCACCTTCCTTATAGGCATTTTGTACATTAAAGACGCTTGCGTCTTGATCTAGGGATGCATAGTGAACTACAAGTCTTGGTTCTTGTTGATTGTAGTCAAAGCATCCCCACTCGCAACCTGATTCTGGAAGAAAGAGGGATCGAATCAAAGGACCTAAGTCTTTGTTACGAGCGGGAATTTGTTGTAGGTTTGGATTGGAATAACTAAATCTTCCAGTTACCGTTCCTCCATTGTCAGATCTAATTTGATTAATATCTGCATGGATTCTACCTAAATGTTCGTATCTAATAATTGTGTCAATAAATGTAGTATGAGCCTTGTTAATTTCACGTGCTTCTGCTATCATCTTAACTAAAGGATGTTCATGAGAAGAAAGAAAATTTTTTGTAAATGATGGAGCTTGAGTTTTCGCAGTTCGTTCAAAAGGTAAATTTAATTTGTCAAAAACTTTGGCAATCGATCTTGCTGCCCATATTTGAGTATCTATTCCTGTGTCTTTTTTTATTTTGTGGAGTAGTGTTTCTTCTTGTAATGTTAGCTGTCGCTTCAATTCATGAGCTTTGTTCACGTCGACCTTTACTCCAAGAAATCTCATGTCAACCAGACAAGGAAAGAGATCAGTCTCTAGTTCAAAAATAGATCCTAGATCCTGGTCGCTTAATTCTTTCTGCAAGACTTTCCATAAAGCTAAAGTTAATTCAGCGTCACGTTCTGCGTAAGTTCCTACATACATTGATGGTAGCTTCCACATATCTGCCTTAGGATCCACTCCCCATTCATTAGCTGCAGCTTTTAATTCTGTTTCGTTTTTACCTTTACCAACATAATCCCAACCTAAACTATTAAGATCATATCTAAATCTATTTTCATTAACAAGTGATGCTGCAATCATTGTGTCATAAATATTTCCATTTATTTTTATTCCCATTTTTCGAATCCAACACACATCATACATTGCATTATGAAAAACTTTATCTGCAGGACATTCACAAATATCTGTAAACCATTGAATTACCTTACTTTTTTCAAGGTTACCACCACCTTCATGATCGAAGGGAAAGTATCCTGAATAACCATCAACGGCTACAGCAATTCCTACAACCTTACCTTTACCAGTTACAGAACCTGATCCCATTGATTTTAAATCTGGATCATGTGTTTCTAAATCTATCGCAATTGTATCCGCTTGTCTTAAATCTGGAAATTCATCGGGCTTAACCCATTCAGTCTGTGCTTCAAACATCATTCAGTTCTCTCCTTTGTTTGTTTTAATGATTCTTGATAAGATTCTTCTAATTCTTTTTTTTCTTTATTAGCTTCTTCTAAAAAATCTTTTTTTATTTCATAAAAAGTATATTTTAATGTAAGTTCTTCTCCATTATTAATATTTCTTAATGTTACTAAATTCCATTTATCTGTAATAGAACCTTCTGTTCTCATTTCTACTTTAACGCAGTTAGCATTTTCATCACAATTAATAAAACCACCTAAAGGAGTTCTAAAAATAGTATCATCAATTTTTATATGAGTAGTTCCTAGGTTTGTTCCTTGAGCAATACCTGCTGTTGCAAATAAGCCTAATCCATTAATTAAAGAAGGTTTAATTGTAAGTCTAGGAGGTAATGGGTTATACATCAGAATAATCTCTTTCAATAATCATTTCTATAAAGTGAATTGCTTTTTCTAAATCTTGCTTTTTTCCTTTCAATCTGTGTCTCAAAATATATTTTATAACGCATCCTTCTGGATAAAGCAACTCGTTTTCAATTACGAATTTACTTGGCTGAATTTTAAATTTCTGATAATGTGATCCGCCAATTTGTTTATCATATGGATTTTTCATATTTTAAACTCCTTCATTTTGTTTTTACATTTTATTAAAAATAAATTTTCCATTGTCCGTGTTATACCTACATACCAAACTCTAAATTCTTCTTCTTGTTTTGCTTGAGATTTTTTTGCTCCTTTGATAGTATTCGCCGTTTGATTTAAAAATAAAACTACATTGGTTGCCTCACCACCTTTGGCTCCATGAATCGTTGATACTTTTATTCTAGGTTCTTTAGATAAATCTTCTTTATTAAGTAACATGGCGCGCATGTACTCTTTTTTAGTACTAGAAACATTATTAAAAACATCATGCCAAGGTCCTTTAAAATTTATTTCTTTACTTTTTACATTTTCCATTACTCGTTCGTAAGAAATTTCTGGAATTTTTTCTCCTTTTTTTATTTTTTCCCAATTTATAATGTCTTCATATAAAGTTTTTCCTATACTATTGCCTTGAGCTGTATTAAAATATAGCCCTTTTCTTTTAAGAAATGGGGGAATTACCTTTAATAATGACTTGGTTCTGGCTAAAATAAGCCAGTCTCCTTTAGTTAAATCCACATCATTTAATTTATACCGTTGATAAATATTTCCAGGAATATCCTTAGGTAAATAATTTTTTGGAATTCTGTTATAGGTAATACGATTAATAACCTCTAAAGCTTTAGTTTGAACTAAACTTGGAACTCGCTTAGATTGATCTAATAAAATTTCTCTTGATTTCCATTTAATAAAAGAATCTACATCTGCTCCGGCCCAGCCAAAGATAGCTTGGTCATCATCGCCTGCAATCCATACATCGCATTCCGTATCTTTTTCTATTTTTTTAATCATCGCCCATTGAATTAAAGACAAATCTTGAGCTTCATCTACAAAGATTACTTTAAATTTAGGAAGTTTTAATGGATGTTGGTCTAAAAATTTAGAAATCATATCTGTAAAATCAATTAAGCCAAAAGTTTTTTTGTAGTTATTTATTTCTTTTTCAATTGCTATCAGTTTATCTTTCGTAATCCAGGTTAAATGTTCGTTTAAATTAAACTGTTCTGTAGCAGAAATTTGTTTAACTCTAGCTAGATTAAGAAGACTTAAATATTCACTGTTAGAAGAAAAAATTCCATTAAAGTTATTGGTCTCATAAGTTGCATATTTTATTTGAATGCCACAGCTTTCTCCAATTGCAAGATAGTTTCCTTCTTGCATAACATTTTCTTCTTTCAGACCCAAATTATTAAAGGCTAATGAGTGAAGAGTTTGAAAATATTTAATATCTTTTTTAGTTAGATCCTCATTTTTAGCTAGAAATCTATCTCTTGCTTCACCCGCAGCTTTACGAGTAAAAGCAAAGTAACCTATTTCATCTAAGGTAATACCTTTTTTAACATATTTATGAACTTGATTTAGGAGTCTTCTAGTTTTGCCAGTTCCTGGAGGTCCCACTACTTTATATCGTGCCATTAATAATTAGTTCCTTTTCTTTCAACTGGTTTGTATTCTATTTTATCAACATAAAGTTGAACTACTTTACAAACTTTTAAAGTTTTACCATCTACATTTAAAGAATGATCAAATTCTACATTGCATTTATCTTTTAATTTCTGTGCAATTTTTTCTTCTGGAATTTTCCACCCATTTCCTAGATGCTCAATAAAAGAATTAAATCTAAAATAATGAAAACCTTCTTCAGTAAAACAAGAACCATTATGTATTTGACTTCTTTGTTGTGCTTGTGGACCGTTAATACAATATTGAAATAATTCTTCTTCTAATCTGTCTTCAACTTGAGTTCCTTTAGGTGGTGTGATCTTTTGTCCATTCTTACGCCACTCGTTTAATTTAGCTCTAAAATCTTTTGGTTTAAGTGGTTCAAAATAAACCCCTGTCTGTTGCCAGACTAAGTTTAAAACTTCTTTCTGTGTTGTCATTAGTTTTGTATTACTTATTATAACTTGAATCTTGTCATCATTAGGCATAATGACATTAAATCTATATTCTGGTTCTGCATAAGCTATCATTTCAAAATCTTGAATTTCAGGAAATACAGAAATACTATCGGACTTAACTCCAAACGGTCTTTTATAACAAAGACTTCGCATACATTTATCTTTAATAGGATCTTCGTAACAAGTATGCCCTGCTGTCTCTCCCTTCCATGCTTTAATTTTTGAATCTAATTTTGCTTTGTCCCAAGGATGGGTTAAATAACTATAATTAGCTGCTGATACCTGGTCTGGCCATTTATCTTTATATTTCTTTTTGGCAAAGACCATATAATTATACATAAATCGATCTCTACCATCATCTAATTTAGATTTTGAACATAATGCTAAACATGGTGGGCCATCATCAAATTCAGGATTAGTTCCTAGTAATATATTTCTGTGGGTCTCTTCTACAAGTCTATCTAAAGTTTCTTTATCTACTTTAGATTCGTCAGCAAATTTTATAAATTGTTCTACTGATAGTTTAGAATTATTCTTATCTATAGCGTATCGATTGGACTGTCCGTTGTTATAGTAAGGTAGGTTAATGAAGTTTCCTGGTTTTATGTCTCCTTTATCATCTTTCTGTAGTTCTTTCTGTTTAGGAAAAACCTCAGTAGTTGGTTTTAATCCTAAGGGAAGCAGAAAAGCTTTCAATGCCTCTATTAAATCCACTGTTGGTATTGGTTCTTTTAAAAAAATATAACAATGTAAGCCCCCACTCTTAGATAATATAGGGACTAATGGTAATTTGTATTGTTGAAATAATGCTAGATAGTTTTCAACTTTAAATGATCCGTAGTCTGGTGGATCAATATCTATACAACCAAACTGTGCAGTTTTATCTATTCTGCATGGTTGAATCCCAATTGATTTTTTACCTTCTAAATGATTCTGATAATCTGCTAGTGTGACAGGTCTACCTGCCCATTCGTAATTCGGTTTTATTTTATTTTTTTCTGAGTCGAGTTCTGTCTTTGACATATCCGCCATGCCAAAATCACCTTCATATCCTTTAAATAACTCTATAAATTCTTTTTCCATAATGATCCCGGGTCGGGGCAGGTCCACTCTCGCTTCGCTGCCCCTATCCTCCAAAGAGGAATCTTAGTAATTAGATTCTTCTTTTGTTTCTGCTGCAGCGTTACTGTTCTTTAACGAACCATGGAATTCTTTCGCCATTTGATATAGCGATGCGTTATCCACTTTTCTTGCCAAAGATACTCTATATCCGTGCCAAGTAAAAC